GGATCAGCACCTAGATGCTCTTTACCAGGCAATACAGTCTCAGGACTCATATTATACTGAACAATAATCATAGGATAGAGAGAGTTAAGGTCAAAAGATACTACCCAGTCATGCATACCAGTTTGAGGATCTTTAACATACGCTCCAGGATAAGGAACCTTCTCTTTACTGAACTTAGGAGGACAAGCTATCTGCTGCTTGAATAGTAAACGATATAGAATAGAGTCCCATATCTGCACAGTACCGAAAGTCTCTGAATAGTTAACTCCACCTCTATAAGCCATAGTCATAGCAAGCGTAATCAGACCTAGTTTCTCTTCTAACATATCAACGATCTGAACGTCTTTTATATTATAGTCAATAAACTTCTGATAGTTAGTTTTATATAATCCATGCAGAGAACCCGCCTCATCATAGGAGAGCTTACGCTCTCCCAGTACTACGTGCGCTATATGATCTAGTTTATATGACTCCTGCATACCGTAAGTATACCCGAACTTAGTAAACAAGTCATAGTAATCTAACTGCTGAATACCAGCCATCTCGTATGCAATTACTTCTCCACGAGCCATCATAATGTTTCGCTGATCTACTATACCCCAAGGAGAGAACTTCTTATAGACAGTACCGCCTATGATATTCTTTACCCTGTTGATGAGATATGGGAAATCAAATAGACGAGTGTTCCAGCCAGTAACAATATCGGGGCAATACTTTGGATCGTGCCAGTAAGATAGCCAAGATAATAGTAGATCAATCTCGTCCTTGCACTTGATATACTGGATAGCGTCAACGCCTTCAACTGCGCAACTGTTCTCGTCGTAGTCATATAATCCCCATACTCGATATATATTATCTATATTATTTTTCATCGTGATCGAGATAACAGGATGAGCTGCTTGCTCTACGAATGGAAAGCCTTCGTCAGAAGCTACCTCAATATCAATAGAAGTAACGTTTACTTTATCTCGGTCGAACTTAGGAGCGTCAGGAAAGCGATCGTTTATATACTGAGTAACGTAGTTAGTAGTACCGTAGATAGTTTTATTATCTACACCTTCATACTGCTTAATATAATCTTTAGCGTCTCTCATAGTATCAAACGTCTTAGGTAGTACAGGTTGATTCTGTAGATTATACCAACCAGTCTCATGAGAAGCGTTTACGAACAAAGTAGGCATATATTTTACCTTCTTAGCTACACGTTCTCCATCTTCTATACCTCTGTATAGAATACTATTACCATATCGATTTACGCTTGTATAAAAGTTCATATGACGCCTCCTAGTGTCAACAAACTATATTATAGTATATATCGATATAGTATGCAACTGAAAAAGGGAAAGGGGCCATAACAGCCCCTCTTCATAGTTGTATTGACATTTACAAGTCTTTTGTATCAGTCAGCATTAGATACTTTGCTTCTTCATGGTAACCCATTCTAGAAAGCTCAGATGCTGCTCTTGCTTTTCCTACTGATAGGAAGAAGCTATTAAATCCACTAAAGAATCCACCAACAGGTGCTAGGGCATATTTCATTACTGCATCAGTCATTAGAAACGTCTCCTTGTATCGTCATACTTATGATGAGCGACATTCCAGATGTCTCCACGACAAATGCCGATGTCTAGTAAGTCTTTGTCGGATAGCGAGTTTAGCATCCTCATAGTCTTTCTAGCTTGTGAAGTTTCCTTGCGTGTTGATTTTATGTCTTTAAATAGATCTAACAGAGCTCTAATTGCGTTCTGTAAGAAGTTGGCTTGTATTAGTATTAGTTGTGTCATTGTTATTCCTCGTTTGACCAATATTGATTTTACGAGGACGCATTTCATCAGGAATGACATACTGCAATTCAATTGCCAGAATTCCGTCCTGAATATCTGCTCCGTTTACATTTACATGTTCGGACAGCCTAAAGGTTCGTTTAAACTTCTTCGTAGAAATACCACGATGAATAAACTCTCTCCCTTTAGAAACGTGTTCTCCTTTTACAGTCAAAGTTCTATCTTTAACTTCTACTGAGATCTCTTCCTTTGTAAATCCCGCAATAGCCAATTCAATGAGATATTGCTCATCGCCTTGTTTAATAATGTTATGTGGGGGATAATGGTCTTGAGCATGTTTAGCTGTCCACTCTAGTTCGTTGAACAGATGGTCAAAACCAACGAAAGATGATCGGGGGAATAGTGTATGTAAGCCTGTCATTGTTATCTCCTTTTGAGCAAGCAAGATTGATATACGACCAGATTACTCTGCATCGCTATATTATATATAGTTTTTATTGTTTAGAAAGCAACTAAAAAGTTATTTATTTCCGATATTATATTTCGGACATAATTCCCATTGTGCTTTCTCCTTAAATGGGATGATCTTGATTTGACGTAGAGGTGCGCAAGGCAACTCTTGTTTATTCTGTATCTCTACAAGACCCCAATCACTAAGCAATGTTGTAATAGTATTTCTACGCTCTACATCATTAGCTTCGAGATTAGCTTTTTTTCCATCTAACATAAACAGCTCTTTGAAGTGAACGATAAAGTATCGTCCCTGCTTATGTAATATATGACATGATTGAAATAATTTTTTATCTTTACGAGAGGCGACTCCTATTCGGGTCAACGTCTCTCTGACTTTTAGAAAATCATCTGGTTCGTTTAAGACCACCTCGAGCATGTCTTGAGGTTGCCATTCTACTATATTATTTTCTTCCACCTTTACTCACCTTCTGTTTTATACTTTTTATATTTTCAGGTGATAGAAGGGATAGTACTTGCTTAGCTTTATCATTGCTATATCCATAGTATTGTTTAATCACTTCAATATCACTCTCAGTTTCTGGTTTCATCCATTTCGAAAATCTTTTACGCTTACGAATGATATTTATAAGAAAGTGATATTGTAGTTTATTATCAAGATGATGATAGCGATTCATTACATTAGCAATGCCAACCGTGTCATAGAAGTATGACATAGATCGATTAATAAGAAAGGAGTTATAGCCTTTCTCAGCAACGTCATCGACCATAACGTCTTCTTTAGAGAAGTTAATGCTATTAAGATAAGTAAAAGGGTTCATCAGTTAAATTCCACGTTAGCCATAATCTCAGTCATACAAGCAACAGTATTAAGCTCATGATCAGCCACAAACGAGTCTTTATACTGATAGTCAGCAAGTATAAGAATCAATTGAGGTATAGATGCAGAAGCAACATGCTCGTTCATATTATCGTATAGTCCTCTAAATATGGCAACAGTATCGATATCCATACTATCTACGACCCACTTACGCATAGACTTAAAGTCTTTTGCCTTAAGATGTTTACATAGAGTAGCAAACATATCACTCGATACAACACTTACGGATGCATCGATAGATCCTGCAATAGACAATCTTTGACCTTCGTTTAGTACTCTACGCCAATCAGGAGCATGCTTCATAATAAGATCAGCCGCAGCCTTCTTATCATAAGTAACACCTTCGTCATCTAGTATAGTAGTAAAGCGAGTAAAGAATTGACCTGCAAGAGTCGCCATATCTTTCTTAGACGTATTGAACTCATACACACCACATCGAGAATGTAAGGGTTCGATAATACGGTTCCGAAAGTTACATGTAAGTATAAACCTACAGTTATTAGAGAACTCTTCGATAAAGCCACGCAAGGCAGGTTGAGTAGATTGAGGATTCAGATAGTCTGCCTCGTCAAGTATAACAACCTTATAGCCGCCTTGCAATGATACACTAGAGGCAAATTGCTTAATCTTACCTCTCAACGTGTCGATGTTTCCTTCTTCAGACCCGTTTATAGTTATAAAGTCAAGTCCTAGTTGCTTGCACATAGCTTTAGCAACAGTAGTCTTACCCAAGCCAGCCGTACCGGTAAACATCATATTAGGTATTTCACCAGTATCGACAATAGCTTGTAACGTACTCTTAAGCTGCTCAGGTAGGATAGTATCCTGAATAGTTTGCGGGCGGTACTTCTCTACCCATAGAAAATCTTTCGACATATTAACCTCATAATAAAAATATAGTATAGCTCACTTAGGTTAATAAATCTACTCTGATTCAGTAGCCTGCTCTTGTTGATATGATTCACACAACTGAATTGATTGTAAGCATTGATCTCGTAACTGACCAATAGTAGACAGCTCTTCACCTTTAAATGCTCCACGACCTGTTAATGCGTCAATTACAGCAACTGTACTGCGTGATGTACGATTAGCAAGATCATAAATCTCTGAGTGATCCGGTGTTTTAGTTTCTTCTTTAGCCATCTTAGCCTCCATAAGTAGATGTTTTTTCTAGAGCGATCCAGTACTTTACGTCATGGTTAACACTAGAGAATTGTGATATAAGTTTAGATGAGATATCGACTTGATAGTCATCAGCAATAATTTTAAGGTTGTTTATGTTTAGCACAAAGCTAAAGTCTTCTGAGTTATACTCACCCTCAACCATAATAGAGTAAGTATTAGCAGTACTATTCTCTGGATCAACAACAGTCAGTTTAACCGAACCGTTATCAGGTTCAATCAATACTTGACTATGACCAAAGACGCCAGCAGCTTTCTTAAGACCGTTTAACGTAGACTGCTCTAACGTAAACGATACATCTGCTTGAGGCATATTAATAGGTTTTCCGATCGTAGTAAGCATCTCAGGATCAGCATAGTAATACTTTACCATAGCACGTCCAGCGTTACCGCCTACAACCATATTGTTTTCTTTAAATTGAACCGAAGGATTATCAACTAGGTCAAGCACACTTAAGAAGTTCTGCAAGTCATATATACCTACTTGTTTATCAAACTGTTCAGTTACAGTAGCTTCACTAAGAACGTTCTTAGCTTCAGCAATAGTCATAATCTTATTACCCGGTTGAATAACAACATTACTGTTTATACTGGCAAAGTTCTGTAGTATCTTCACCGTTGATGCACTTATTTCCATTATGTAATCCTACTAAAGTTTTTATCTTTTACTATTTCTAGTCTGTTCTCGAACTTATCATCCAGTAGCTCTCGCTTATGAGAGATAACAAAGATGTTAGTTTCGTTACCTAAAGTATAGATGATCTTCATAAGATTATCAACACCTTCGTGGTCTAAAGATGAGTCGAACGTCTCATCCAATATAAGAAGATTAGTTGCAACACTATTCTTCATCTTAGCTATCATCCTCCAAGTAAACAATAACGCTAGATCTATACGTTGCTTCTCACCTTCAGAGAACGAATCGTATGAGAATGCATCTCTGAATCGTGATCTGATAGTCTCTTGGAATGCTTCGTCTAAGTTAAACGAAACATAGAAGTCTAATATCTCTAGGTACTGATTACACAGCTGATTAATAACAGGTAAGTACTGCTTAACGATCTTGGTTTTAATACCAGTATCCTTAAGCATAGTACTCATTATAATATTATAGTTTAACTGCTCACTGAGTGCAAGCTTTTCTTCCACAAAGTTATTACTATCGAATGTTAAGTCATCTAGGTCTTGAACTGCTTGATCCATATCAACGTTAGTATCTAGCTTTCCTATCTCTTCTTGAGTGCGATCAATAGAAGATTGAAACTGAGCAATTGATTTATTATTAGCAGCTAAGTCACTTTGATAACCTCGACATT